CGGTCGATCAGCTCCGTCGTGCGCTGGACCGTCTTTCCGCGCTTGATCTCCCGGTAGATGGTGGTACTGTCCACGTGCAGCGCCGCCGCGATCTCCTTTACCTTGTGGCCTTCCTTCAACATTCTTTCAATTTTCAGCCGGTCCTTCCACCGCAGATGGGAAAATCTCCGTCCTTTTTCGCTGCTCATTGTGGGCACTCCCTTCTTTTTTCGGGGATAATAACCCATAAAAGCGCAGAATGTCAAGCGCTCAGAGCGCCGCAAAAAGAAATGCCGTAGGCTTTAAGCCTACGGCATAATTATTTTTCTTCCTCGTCCATCAACCAGTCCGAGGTGACGCCCAGTACCTCCGCCAGAGCGCGCAGCTCGTAGTCCTGCACCATGCGGCTCCCACTTTCGATGCGGCTTATGGCGTCCTGTTCCAGGATAACGCCCGTGGTCTGCACCTTCGCCGCCAAGTCCGCCTGTGTCATACGCTTCTTCGTTCTCATTTGCCGGACCCGCTCGCCAGATACATTTCGCCGTCCGTCCAGATTGATGATCTTCAAGTGTTCGCCTCTCCTCGCTATGTGATATTCCCATATTTTATTTGACTTTACCATATTCTCTGATATTCTTATGGTAATATCCCATAAATGCGCAAAAATATAAAAAATGTGGAGGGGAGAACATGGGCCTATTCTCATTTCGTAAGCCCCCGGCGCGTGTCAACAGCTCCGGCAGCGTCCCACACACCGCCGATCTGCTGTATCCCGCCGTGCTTCCGGCCTTTTCAGAGATCGCGGCAGGCGAGCACCGCGACCCCAGGGCGGTTTTCTACACCATCCGCTTCATGGACCCACAGCGCTCACGCCCATTCACGCCGGATGTGCTGGACGCCTCAGACTTCGGCAGTAAGGCAGAGGTCCGGCGCGTTCTGGTCCGACGTGGCTTCGTGCAGAACGCGGACGCAGGTCAGACGCTTTCCGTGCTCTACACGAAGGACGCCATGAAGGAGCTTCTGCGCAAGCGCGGCCTTTCGGTCGGCGGCACCAAGGAGCAGCAGGCCGCCCGGCTTCTGGCCGACGGCTTCCGTATCAGCCCCAGCCGCAGACTGTTGGAGTTGACCGCCTCCGGTTCCGCGCTGATCGCGGCCCACGGCGTCAACCTGTCCGAGGCTATCCGCCGGGCCACGCTGGCTTTGAAAGAGCCGGACTACCCCGGAGCCGTCGCCGCATACCGTGACTATGACAGCCGGTGGGGCTATGTTCACCCCTCCGGCAAGACCCACACCATCTTCGCAAGCTATGATGTTCCATTCCGCCGCCTCGACTTTCTCGCGGGCTACCCCATGCGTGAGCTGTGCAACTCCGAAGACTTCCGCCGTACCCTCCGGGCCTGCCTGATTGCCGGGCTGATGCGAGGGGAGCAGGAGCGCACGGAGCTTGCCTTCCGCTTCAAGGAGGTGTGCCAGGAGCAGATCGTGTGCCCCGGCATTGTGGACCTGTTCACCATGGACGACTTCGACGGCAGCACCGCCGCCGCGATGCGTGAAGCCATGGAGCAGAACGTCGCAGCGGACAGCGATTTCACTCTGGAATATTATATCTCGCACGTGCTGTACCTGAGCAGGCGCGCCTAAACAAAAATCCCCCGGCAGATGTCCGTTCTCTGGACCTCCGCCGGGGGATTTCTCACTTATTCGTTATTTTTCTTGATCTGACCGAGCGCTTCTTTCAGTTTGTCGAAGCCGAACATGGCAGCGTAGGCCACCGCGAAGCCCACCACAACGGCGGCGGCAACGTAATACCACATGACGGCGTAGCCCATGAAGGCCATATACCCGAAGAAGGCCACCAGCGTCAGCACCATGGCAACGATGATCGCCAGCAGGTTCGTGGGCATCTTCTCCCACGTGGCCCGTTTCAGGACCTCCACGATGATGTTGGTCAGTACGGTCAGCGCGCCGATGATGGCGACGATGGCCGAAATATTGAGTGTCAGTTCCATAAACGTCTTCCTCTCTTATTTGGCAGGCATCTTCAACACCTGCCCGACATGGATGATCTCAGAAGTCAGGCCATTCAGGCGCATGATCTCCTTGTAGCGGCTCCCACTTCCGAGATAGGTACTTGCCAGCGCCCACAGCGTATCTCCGCGAACGACGGTGTGCGTGCGCGTCCCGCCGGTGGCAGAGCCGCCGATGTCCGCCGCGTCCACCCATCCATACACTGTGCTTCCGCCGCCGCTTACGGCGACGAGGTGATACGGATGCTTCGCCTTGCCCGGCTGGTACACCTGCGTGACCTTGGCCTTGCCCGGCTTACAGGCCGTGCCGGTGGCCGCGTTTGCGTTGGTGTAGTGCTTCCCGCCGGTGAAGCTCACGATGTCGCCCACCTTGCAGGTGCCCGCGCCGGTGTTTCCGGTCCCGCCGGTCTCGCCGCCGGTCGTCCCGGCGTCGGTCCCCGTGGCCTTGCTGGCGTACTTCGGCACGCCATATCCCCGGATATACCGGCCATTGACGGCGATATGGCGATACCCTACGGCGTCGCTCATGTTGCCCTCGATCACGGTGATGGTGCTGCCGTTCACCTCGGTCACGATGCCCACGTGGTCCGCCGCGCCGGTGTTGTCCGTCGTGGCGTAGTTCGTGCCGTCCTGCCAGTCGTAGAAGATGTAGTCGCCCGGCTTCGGCACATAGGCGTCGTTCTCCACCCACGCGCCCAGCTTCTTGAACAGGGCGATGTGCTTCTCGCACCCGCACTCCGTCGGGATGATGTCGGTCAGCCCGGCGGCGATGGCGACGGCGGAAGCAAAGGTACTGCACCATGCGTCCGTATACTTCACGGCGTAGCCTCTGGCAAGGGGCTTGTGGCTGTTGTACAGGTCGATGATCTTTCGGTGGCTCCCGTCCGCTTCCTTGCAGCCGAGATAGCTCACCGCGATTTTGACGACCTTCTGGCGTAACTGGTTTTCAGTCATTCCGTTTTTGCCCTCCTTACAGGTCGTTGCTTGGCTGGTCCGCCGTTTCCTCCTCCGCCGCCGGGGCGATGGGGTCCGGCTTATCCGGCCAGTGATTGTTCTTGCTCAGGTTTTCCAGGACGGATTTGATGGCGTATGCCAGCACCACGCCGATGATCTCCTTCACGGCCACCGACGACAGCGTTTCCGCGATCTGCTCCCGTCCCAGGTAGGCGAGGACATAGCTGCACCATATCCACGCAAATCCGTTTCCCAGGCATATCCAGACCACCTTTTTCATGGTCTCGGTCTTCTTCCCCTGATCGCCATTCAGCCGGAGGGCGCGCAGCCTGCGGCGCAGATGGCTGATCGTGCTGTTGCAGAGGAGAAGGCCCGCTCCCAGGCCAAAGAAAAAGGCGGCCATGACTACCCACACGTACTTCATGGCCCGCCCTCCTCACATACCGACTTGATGGAACACGAAGCCGATCACGATGCCGATAACGGCGGTGATGATGTAGCCCACGACCTTGCGCCACATTTCACCGTCCCGTCCTTCCAGCACTTCCAGGCGCTTGCCCTGCTTCTCCTGCTCCTTGACCATGTCCTCCACGCTGGTCGCCAACCGCTCCACCGAGTTCGTCAGCGCCCGCATTTCGCGCACGTTCTCCTCAAGCATTTCGATACGCTTGTCCTGCCTCTTGTTCTCCTCCGCCAGACGGCGGCTGAACTCCTCGTGCTCTGCCCGTGAGATATAGGGGTCGTCCATAACGGCACCCTCCTTTCCTGGTTGTTGACGATACAGGGGAGGGCCGGGCAGCTATCCCACCCGGCCCCCGCCGATCATAGTTCTTCGCCCAGCGCCTCGTCCGGCCATTCTCCGCTTCCGATCAGCGCGGTATACCGCACCTTCACCCGGTCGATGTCCTCCGCCAGCGCAATGGCGTCGTGCTGCGCGAGGAGCTTCTGCTGCTCCGTGACGATCTTCGCAAGGTCGGTACAGATGCCGCACAGCTCCTCGATGATTTGGAGATTACTCACCGGCATAGACCTCGCCGGTGATCTCCTCGTACTGCTCGGCGCTGATTTTGCCGTTCTCCACGCGGCTCGCCAGCTCCGCCTTGACGCCAGCCTTGCGGGAAGCAGGCACCTCGGCCCACTTGCGCGTACCGGCCACCAGTCGATTAGCCCAAATAGCGTTCATCAGTTTTCACCTCCTCCGTTTGCAGCGCTGTCCAGCTCGCAAAGAGCTTCTTCCACCGCCGTCAGCCGCTCCTCCGAGGAGCTGTCCATATCGCACATGGCTTCCTCCATGGCGACGAAGGCGGCGTTGGTCGCTTCCTCGTTCTCGATGATGCGGGCGTGGTTACGGAACACATACTCCTCAGCCTCGCCCTCCTGTGCCAGCGCCTCCGGCGCGTCGGGGATGGCGGTGCCGCCGGGCAGGTTGTACACCTCGCCGCCCACGGCGATGCCGATGGCCTCAGCCTCCGCCGCCTCCACATAGGCCCCGGTCTCCTCGTTCCGCTTCACATAGCGGGGACGCTCACACAGGGCCAGCAGCTCGCCTTTGCTGATAATTGCATACATGGGTCTTACCTCCTCACTTTGATGTGCAGCGCGTCCGCAAGCTCTTTCAGCTCCGGCACCGCCGCCGCGAAAAAGTCTTCGTTGAACAGAATGACCTCCACATCCTGCCGCAGGAAATGTGCCCACTTCCGTTCCAGCAGCTCGATCTCCTCCTCGGTGAAGCGCTGCTGCCGTCCGTTCGGGCCGGTCCGCACCCGCTGGGAGTACGCGATGGCCCAGGTCAGCTTCCCGCGTTCCAGCCCTTGCCCGTCGTCGTTGCGGGCGAAGTGCATCTTCGCGGCCTCGCTGGTCGCGTAGCAGATCGGCTTTCCCTCCGTGGTGATGATGAAGTCGCCCGCCGTCTCCATCTCCGTGCCATACGGGATGTTCACGGCCTCGCCGCAGGCGGCCAGCTTCTTGAACCTGTTGTGTGTGATGTACTTCATGCGCACATTTCCTCCTCAATGACGGCTCCGTGCCGCCGGTATATCCAGCCGCACCCGGTCCGTGTGGCTTTCATCGTGCACGGGAACGGCTTCCGCCGCCCGGCCAGTTCCTCAGCGAACATCCGCGTGAAGCGCTCGTCCATGGCGCGCAGCGTGTCGTAGCTGTTGCACCGCTTCGCGTGCGCTCTCCACGATTGATAGGACTGGAACACGTCCTCCGGTCCCATTCGGCCCTCGTCCATCCACCGCCGGAAAATATCCATCTTCCGCCGCATGGCACGGATGCTCTTGCGACTGAGCTTCATCACCACCTTGCCCGTCTCCGTCAGCGTCACCCGCATTTTCAGGAATGTGAAGCTGTGGTGCCGGAACGGCGTGATGATGTTCTTCTTGTCGCTCATGGCGATGCCCAGCGCCTCAGCCAGGCGGTACAGGTTGCGCTTGATGTCTTCCAGTTCCTCCAAGGAATTGCTGATCACATACCCGTCGTCCATATACCGCCCGTACCCGTGGATGCCGCGCACGTCCTTCACGTAATGGTCGATTGGGCTGGCGTAGTCAAGGGCGATGATCTGCGATACCTCGCTGCCCAGGCCCACGCCCCGGTGTTCTTCCTTGTCGGCGGTCTTCATCAGCCGGAAATCATCCACAAAGTCGCAGAACAATGTGTATAACCGGTCGTCCATGATCTTCTTCCGCGCCCGCCGCTTGATCTCCTCGTGCGGCAGGCTCCCGAAATAATTCTTGAAGTCGAACTGGTAGATACCGCCCTCAGTCCCATACCGCCGGTAATGGTCCTGCAGGTGCTTCCTGAGCCGCCGGAGCTGGAAGTCCATGCCCCGGTCTTTCAGGCTCGCGCTGTTGTCGTAGATGAAGCTCCTGGAATAAACCTCCGTCAGAAGGTTCTTGCACAGGCATTTTTGGATGGCCCGCTCCTGGATGGGCAGCGCGTCGATGTTCCGCACCTTCCCGTGCTCCACCGTCGCAAAGCTGTGAAAGCCCTTGAACACGCGCTTTCCGTAGTGCAGCGTGTCATAGGTCGCCTGTGCTTCGCCCAGCAGGTT